TAGCAAAGAGTGTCTTGCCACATACAAGCCGCGTTGCCTTCGTGGTTCGTAAACGTGGACCACTGCCCAAAGAGGTAATCATACAAGAGTGCTCGCCCCGCGGATGTCATGAAGACTATGTGGCTTCGCGTGGTCGAAAGAACGGCATCCGTGATCGTCTGGGCGTTATATGCCTCCACCGGGGCACCTATATATTTAACCCCGTACTGCTTGGTTAAAATGTAGATCCCCTTATCCGACTGAAACAGGAGTCCAATCGGAGAGTCCACGATGCTCCGGGCCGACTTACAGCCAACATCACCAGTGATAATCTGTGCTGCCCCAAATCGACCAACGCCCGTATTACCGGGGCCATCGCCAGGAACAATGTAGATTGCACGCCGCTTAAATACTATGAGGTTATTGTTCAGGACACGTAGCCCTACAATCGCCCCGCCTTCTCCGGGTATTGTTATCTTCAACCCGTCGTTAAAGGTTAGAGCTTTACCCGCATATCGGAGTTTGGAGTACTGGATCTCCGACGTATCCTCGAACCCTGCCAGCCATACCCTGTCTTTGCCTTCTGCGATGACCGAAGGTGCGGGGGGTGCTGTGTTGTCCAGTTCCCCAGAAAATGCGTAGTCTACCTCCTGTTTGACAAGATCTGTATCCGTCATCACGTCAAGAAATGATACCGTGTCCGTTGCCTGGGTGTTCCAGACATACCCATTGTCGCCCGTTGCGGTGGGATCATCGCTGGACACCTTAAAAAACGGAGTGGAGGAGCTTGGGTTTATGGTTGTCCGGTACACCTCGAAGTGTATCTCCGCGCCAATCCCTGACGAAGACATCTTCCGGGTGTGGGCCAGAGTCGGGATCGTGACGCTGCCTTTAAGATTGCCGCCCGACGTTGTTAACTTGACGGGTGCTGCTTGTGCTGAACGCTCCACCTGCCCGTTGGCGTTCGTGTAAACCGCATACACTTTGTACCAATAGTCACCAGCAGGTAGCCCCGAACCGCTTATCGCCGTTGCCGAATAGCCTTCTGGAAAAACATGGAACCCAACCTCAACTACCCGGTGTCCATCAAACTGCCATAGCATCCCACCGTTAAAGTAGGAGGTCCTGCCAATGCTCACCATGTCGTGGGTATCGTTAGATTGGTAATCCATCCGAAACCGCTTGAGCCCAGGGGTAACAAAAACAGGGTTCGCCGTGGCGGTACTAGCGCCTACTGCTAACGCATTTGTGTCGAGCCGTTTCTTGAACCCACCCAGCCACTGGTACACGCCGTTCCCAAGATCCTGAACACCGGGGAGTCCGTGAACATCTCCTGCGTCAAGATCTCTCGCGAAGCCCGAAAGCATCTTGGCTATCAGGGTCGCATCATCCATATACGTGAAGTACATGGTCTGAAGAGTTGTTTGGTGTAGGACATTGACGTGGACATCCTCTCCATCTATCCATGCGTGAGACGCTAGACCGCAGTGTCTCTTCCATAGCGCACCTGCCGTCACCGTACCCCGAGTGGTAATGGTTGCTTTCTTGACAAAGGCAGTGCTCACCGCAGCCGACCGACACTCGTAAAACACAAGACACGGGAAGTTGTCGTTGGTCTGTTCTGTCTCCAGGTATGTGATGTTTGGTCCGTCCGCCTCTGCCTTGCTTAGAAATACCGGGCTACCAGAAGGGGTGAGGTTGTTCCCTGATATTTGGTCCACATAGTCATTGTTAAACCTCCAGTACCCGACCAGGTTCGCATCGTATGGTGCTGCCAGCTCCGTCCCCTTATTGGCATCAACCTCTCCGATAACCCTCGCATCATTCCAGATCCGCAACTCCGAGATCGTGAGGTCTCCGTGGAGTGGATTCGTATCGCTTCGTCTGCCAACCCGCAATGTGGACCCGTTGTCCTCTTGGGCTGCTGTAGAGAGGCCCGTTACAAGAGTGAGGCTCACCCCATCAATAAAGAACTGGACGCGACCTAATGACGCAAACCTAGTTACTGCCACATGGTACCAAGTATTCAATGTTGGAGCCCACGCACCAGAAGATGCCAACTGGTCGCCTGCCGCTGTCACATACTGGAATTGTAATCCTGCGGGAGTTGAGCCGCCATCCCCTCCGTAATATTGGAGGAACCACCCGTGATTGCCTGCGGTTTCGTCATCCCTGGTTACGATGGACGCATAGTTGGTCGCCGTTGGTAATGCCTGGAAGCTAACCCAGAACTCTACGGTCATGTCACCGGCAATATCAAACACAGAGAACCTGTCGTCGAGCTTGAATTGGGCATACTGGCTGGATGAGCGGTCCAGCTTGAGCGCGTAGGCTACGTCACTCTCTTGGGAGCCGTCCTTAAACTTTGCAGTCACATGAGGTATGCCGGTTGTTGCAGGGATTGCGTCACCCGTGCCGTCAATCTGGAGGTTGCTCGTTTGCTGCAATTGCGGATCAACCAGCAATGCGCGCATCCCAGTTGTTGCGTTGTGATATGGGATGCAGAGCGTGCCAGTCTGCGGATCCTTTGTGATTGCGATGCATTTAAGGTCGTTGGCTTCCGCGTAGTCCTGCGAATTAAACGTAACGCCGAACTCGTCCTGCTGGACCACCTTTATTTTGTTGGAGCCGTGGCTTGTATGGTACGCAATGTATACGTAGTCATCTGCCACCTCCAGATCGTACAGGCAGAGAGATCCGTCAAGATCTGTAACCACGGTTGATGTTGTTAAGCCGCCTTCCACACCGTATGGGTTGAGGAGTACGCGGTACAGTGTTCCGCCAGCGTAGGCGTAGATGTGAATGTGCTGCCCAACAGCCACCACGCGGGGGCGAGTCCATGTGCCGTACTTTTCGGGGCCAAGGTACACCGTTCCCGTGCTGTCGTTAATAATTGTTACGTAGACGCCCGAGTCGTCTTCCTCCCAGGCGTAGGCAGTGATGTCCCCAACCGTTGCACAATCACCCAGCACCTGCTTGCTATCGCGGTCTGCAATTGTCTCTGTCGTTATATTTGGCGACTTAAATCTGCCACGATGGACCCACCGGTCTTCTGTCGGGGTGTAGCTGAACAAGTCGTTCCCGTCCAGCATTATCAGCTCCTCGCCGTTCGCGTGGATACCCCTAGCACTCCCAATCTTCGTTGGCGAGCGGACTGTACCCGTCTCCGGGGTGGTTAAGATCCTGTCCGAGAGCTTGGTATACCCGTTACGCTTGATGATGGTTCCACCCTTGGTGAACACACCGTTCTCCAGGTTCGCCAACTTTGTAGGCGGCAATGCTTTCGAGTCGGTCTTGGTGTCCACACCTTGCGCGATTGGGACCGCGACATTCTGCCAGCGCATCGTTGCCATTACGCAGAGATCCTATAGCTCATCTGGAGCGTAATAGTGTATGTCCTACCCAATGTCAGCGTTGTCGCAGCATCCCTGTTGGGAGCAAGGGTGCCAGTTCCGGGAACCCCTGCTGATAGGTAGCTTGGGTAGTTGTTATCCGTGTTATCGTAGTTCGTTGTAGTGTCAAAAAAGAATATCTCATCATCCTCGTCAAACATCGCGCAGAATATGGTCTGACTCACGACTGCCGTTCCGCTATCTGCCGAGTTTCTCACTTGACCCGCCGTGCCCGTTGCCTGTGGCCACTCTGCCACCTGGCCGATAGCAGTAAAGTACCCGGTCGTCGATGCAGGGGCTGATGTGTAGCTGTCACCCATTGCTTTGAACGGAAGCCCTGTCACTTTTAGCGAGCACGCCTCCGTCGTGTTTGTCGTCCACCGGATTGTAGCAAACACATGAGCCCAGTCGCCCACTACCTGGATCCATGCATACCGTTTCGTGTATGACACGGTGCCCGAACCGCCGATCAGTACAATCACGGGCGTCCACCCAAGCGTGGTCGATGTGACTCCAGCCTGGTGGAAGTAATCAAGAGTTGTTGAGCCGGTCCCGCCAGACTTGAACTTAGCGCCGGATCCGAACGTACCCACGCCCGTTGTCACAACGGTGGCCAGGTTCAAATCTTCGGAGAACGCAAGTGAAATCGTGGAGCCCACCGCAACCCCGGTGAGGATCTTTGTGCCCGTCGCCCCTGATGGGGGGAGTTGGAGCGTATAGTTTGCCCCAAGACTTGCCGGGGACTTTACAGTGATAGCGTTCGCTGATGCGGCTTTCTCGCGAAGGAGGATGTCGCCGCAGTCAAGACCTGCTGGCCTAGCTGTCGCGTTGTGGTCAAGAAACGTGTACCTTGTATCTGCCGAGGAGTAGGACACCTCCGCGGATGTGGCCGTATAGTTACCTGTAATCCCACCCGTAGTTGCGAGGTTTAACGCGCCATTGCTGGTGAGCTTGACGGAGCTGCCATTCCCGTCCACGAAGTAAAGTTCCCCCAGGACAACCTCAACCATGTTTTGGTTTCCTACACCCGTTGATACGGTACTCTGGCTCTCGTACTTGGACCCCCTTAGCTCTGTAGCCTTGTAGCCACTGAACTCGAAGTCTGCGTTAACGGTAATCTCGCCTGGGACAATAGCCGCTTCCATGTCGGCTTCTACCTCCTGACACCACGTCAAGAGTTGGCTGGCCCACGCCGGACCTGCTGTGACCCCTACTTCGGGCAACGGACTTGTTATTGATACTCCTGGCATTGTTACACTCCTTAAAACACCCACAAACTTATCTTAAACGTTTCGCCTGTACCGCCTGTGTTTAAGAAAAGCCAAAGCTCCTGGTCTTCTCTGTCGTTGTCTGCTTGCTCGTCATGCAGGCTTATTGTGCTCCCATTCTTGACTACAATCCAGCCCCTCAACTTCCGTTCAAGACCATGCTTGATCTTAGTGGTTACTTCTTTCTGTATCTCAACGTTTTCAAGCAGTCTTCCCTGTAGGATCGGAACATCCACTACTTCGTTAAACCGATCTACGAGAGGGTTAAGCGTGTCCGCGACACCTGAGCCAGAGGCTTCGCCCGCAGTATCCTGCGTCTCGACCAGCGCCCTTTTGGCCACATGCTTCACGATGCGCCCACCGTCCACCACCAGTCACGCGCATCAACATGGTTCTGTTGAACATCCGCAACCCGGCGGGGCGTTGCCCATGCTCTATTTTGCGCCATCTCCTCGATGCGTGCCTTCAGTCTAGCAAGGTCGCGCTCTACCCCTACGGTGGAGGACTCTTCCTTCTGCAGCATCTTCCGTGCTGCGTCCACAACAATAAACTCCTCCCAGCCCGAGACACCATCCACAGTATCAGCGTCAGAGGACAGGTTCGCAGGTGCGGGGATATAGATATGCCGGTATGATCCACCCGTTGGTGCGGGTAGCAGCGACATGTTGGATCCTTGCGGTGAATACGCTCTCGCCTCTCCACTCCCACCGTTCTCGTAGCTGGTCCTCTCAGTGATCATGTACTCAACCAGCGGGTAATAGTTCGACCCAGATACACGATCCACCCGGACGGTGCCGTAGTAGTCTGCGGCAAGCGCATACGTCTCCGACCCAGTTCCGGTAATGGTCTGCGTAGTTGGGGTGTAGTACACCAGCCCGGATTGGACCAGGATGTCGTAAAGCTCTGCATAGGATGCCGAGATGTACCCGTTCAGTTCGCTATCGGTTATGAATGAAGAATTCACCATATCCGCACGCTCCCTTGCCCGGGTTCTAAGTTGTGCAAGCGTAAAAGTACGGGCCATCTCGCTCTCCTAATCTTCTCTTTCGTAATCTCGGGACAGATCCTGGAACGCCAAGAGCGCATCTACCCTTGCATCGTCATCTTTTGCATTAGCAAAGTCACGCGCTGCAATCTTCAGCTCATCCCGCGACGTTCCTCGGGTTTCCTTCTTCTTTTTCTTGGATAGCAAACTAGCCGGGGGTTTTTTACCACCCCCGATTAGTAGAGCTAACATTCCATTGGCTTTCGCCACTACTGAGCCACCGTGGTATTCCGAAGAATGCACACAAAGTTGACAAAGCAGTCCGCCGGAAGGTCAGTTGCTGTTGTGCCGTCCGACACCTCAATAGTAAGCGTCGGACTTGCTCCGTCAGTATAGTTCTGCGTTATAACCGTCCAACCGTCAACGTCGTTTGCAGTATCCGCCTCAAGAGCGACGGTACAGCAAATAAACGCTGCGTATTGATCGGCCAGGGTTAGAGTATACGTGCCTCCGCTTGCGCGAGCTACTGTCCACCCAGGAGGGTTGGCAATTGGGTATTCAGGGGCACTGGAACCAGCACCCTCAAATCTCCCAGCTACGATAACATACGCTTTCCCATCGGAGCGCACGTCGTACAAAGTTGTTTTAGACATAATTGCCTCCTTTAGTTATTAGATAGCGAAAACGCCGTTCCATCCTGGAGCAATGCACGCCAAGTTAGCCCAGTAACGAGCACGAACTTCAATGCCGTCCGCTGTAGACTGGCGAAGGGCACTGTTACCATCAAGGGTGTCGATATGCGGGAACGCATCCAAATGATGCAATTGCCATGTGTTCATCTGTAGAACATATCCACGATTGGAAGGGCAGTCCGGATCGGGGTGTACCATTACGGGACCAGCCGAGGTGTGAATCTGAACTCCACCAAAACCAACATCCGCTTTTCCACCCGCGCCATTATACTCAACCTTGGTTCCAAGACCTTTGATTAAGTTGTTAAAGTTGCCATGCGAGATGAAGCATTTGTCTGGTCGTCCACCGGAGCGAACGATGCTTTCGGAAAGCGTTAAGATATTCTCTTCGATGCTGTTTCCGGTTGCGTTAAGGCGATGTCCAGCCAAGCGAGTTGGGTGAGCGGTTCGGTTAACACCAAAAAACAAGGTAGCCGAAGGCGTAGTCAATGGGAGCCATCCGGCAAGGCCCATCATCTTTAGTTGACCGAGGGTTCCGTCGGCGAGCTTATCACCAGCGGTGAAGATGTAGTCACCAGCATCAATGCCAGTACCACCAGCAGAACAAGCCGTGTGAACGGTTAAGGTTCCTGCAGCTTCATCCACTGCGGTTACGCGAAGTTGAGCCTGGCCGGTTCTCGCGGTCGAGCCATCAGCGCCATCAGCGAATACGATGTATTGGCCAACCGAGAAGTTACGGCTGTCGTCTGCGTCGGTGAGGGTAATGGTCGTTCCGGTTCCAGGATCACTCGCAGTAATACCAAGAGCACCGTGGCCTGAGCGATACAATGCGTGTGCTGCGGAGTTACCAAGCTGCGAAAGCATCATGTCGATTTCAGTCTTGCGAGCATTTACGAATGCGCCACGATTAGATCGGGACGACCGAAGAGTGATCGCTTCAACCAAGATTACAGCGTAATCCGCCGCCTGGGTGATATTCCACTTAACCGAAGAGCTACTGCGCGCATTGGCTTGGGCGGTTGCGAAGTCCGAAGCTCGACCGGCGGGGTTGCCGTAGTAAACGGGTACTACGAGGTTGTCACCTTCAAAGTCGTCAACTTTCTTGACCATACTCATGAAGGGGTGAGCCTTTGCGGCTACGTTTTCAGGGACGCCTGCGGGATATAATTCCTTGAGCATCGCATCGAATTCAGTTTGTCCTAAAGCATTCTGTGCCATTTTTTAATTCTCCTTAACCAGTAGCGGCTTCTAGCGCCTGGAGTGCGCGTTTCATGCGCTCCTCTTCTGTAGCTGCTGGCGATTGTTTTTTTGTTCTCCTAGATTGCGCGTTACGCAGTGTTTTCGTCTGTCTTTCGGGCTCTTCTTTGACTCTGGTTTCATCTTCGGTGGTCTGGTTTCGCGCTGCTAAGATCGCATCAATCACTGGCGCGAGCGTTGTCTCTAAATTCTGGTTTAAGGCTTCGGCTAACTGCTGCGTCGTTGGAAGCGGTGCGTTCGGATCTTCCATCGCCACAGAATAAGCAATGTTGTACATTGCATGAATTGCATCTTCAGGGTTTTGCTCGAAAACCGCATTTGCATAGGTAAGCCCCTCGGGCGTTGACTTCATATGGGTTTCTAGCTCGTTGACAAATTTACGCTGGAAGGCTTGTACCTCCTCCTGCTTTCTTGCCTCTTCTCGCTTCGTCTCCTGCTCTTTTTGAGACTTCTCAAATTGAGCAAGTCTCTCTCTTAGTGCACGTATTTCGCGCTGGGATTTGTGCTCTGGCGGTGCTGCTTCGCCAAGTTCTTCGTCGTAAAGAGCGCTGGCTACATCGGCGTATCCATCTTCAATGCCGAGATCTTTGAGTGCGCTTATGGGATCCTGCCGAAACCCGTCTCTCAAACCGCCGAGGCGACTCTCAAGCTCTTCGGCCCTCTTCAGCCTGTCCTCTAACTCTTGTTCTCTCTTCGTGAGTTGTGCTTCACGCTCTTTTGCTTGCTCACGGGAACGTCGCTCTCGACGGGCCAGCGATGCAAGCTTCGTAGACTCAGCAACGTTCTCTTCTCCTGGGGTTATCGGTTGGTCGTCATCTCCTGGGTCACCCTCGCCGTCATTTGCAGGCTCTGCCTGGGTTTCTATCTCTTCTTCTACCTGCTCGGGCTCGGGCTCTGGTACGGTGGCCGTTACTGCTTCGATGGCCGCTTGGATTCGGGATTCTGGTGTGCTTTCTTGGCTTGTAGCTTCTGTGTGTTGCTCTGACATGGGTTTTCCTTAAGTTGGTATTCCGGTTGGTTTTAAAAGCTGTGATTGGGGTGATAGAGCCGCCGCAGGGGGGACTCCTGCTCCTGGTGCAGGTCCGCCTGCTGTCGGGGGTGACGCCTGCGGCGGCTGCATCATCATTTGCGCCTGCATCATCTCTTGCTGCGCAAGTTGGGCTACAAGCTTTAACTCGTAATCTGCACTCTCGATCCACCGCCGCATATTTTCAAGGATGTCTTCGGGTGCACCATCTCTTCGCGCTTTCAGGTACGCTAGCTGGACCCGTTTCATACCCATCTCTAAATGCTGGTACGGTTCGGGCGGGTCGTATTTGCCATCGAGAAGATCTTCAATTGTTGCTTCGATATCCTCAATCGCAGCGTTGTTAAGATCTGCCGTTCTTTCAAGGTCCGGGTGGTTCAGCAGCCGCCTTGCTTCATCGGTATCGATGATCCCGCTTTGCGCCCACTCGACTACCTGCTGGGAACGCCCTGCAGGGGTTCTGCTCAGAATTGATGCTGGCTCTAAGCGAATTCGGTATGTGCCATCGTCAATGGCTGCTTCTTTGAAGCAAATTTTCTCGACAAGTTTTTTCGCATGGAAAACGCTTTTGCATTCACCGCCGCGCTTCTGGATGTCTCTCGCAATATCGATAAACCGCTCTGCAGCCTTCGGTGCGAGCCTTTCAAACTCTTGCGATTGATACGCAAACCGTTGCGCGTTAATATCGTTGTATTCCCTCAGCGCGACTGCCGACTCCAGCCCTGCGGGCTTCTTGCTCGTTGCGCTCATCTGGGAGATACCGGCAACCTCAAACCCACGCCGCCAAAGAGATTCCTTGTAGTTGTAAATCTCTGGGGACACTGCTTGGGCGCTATGAAAAACGGGTGGCTTCCCTCGATAAGGGATGATTGCCCCTATCTCGTTGTTGAGCTGCATCTTCAAATTTTTGGATGCGATATCAACAAACACTCTCGGTACTGCGATCAGGTCCTGGGCCTTTTGGATAAATGCGTTTAGCTTGTTAATTCTCAGTTGGATCCCTGTTAGCTGTTCCGCAAGTCCTTGACCGTAAAAGCCACAAACTGGTTCACTCCAGCGGTAGAACAAGAATGGGAAATAGTCTTTATCCCAGCTCTCAACCAAGAGGGTTGCTCCGCTGATGGAGATGACTCGTTTCCCGTCCTTTGCGTTTTTGCCGCTGGGTAAATGATAACTTTCAACGCAAACGGCGGTGTTCTCGTCCATATTGCGATAGGCACCTTGCCGGTTAAAGCGTTGCTTTGTTGATTCCTCGATTTTCTCCTCGAAGTCGGGGAAGTCTGCTTTTAGAACTTCTTTATCAACGAATTTTACGTGGTGGAGTTGGCGCGGGTCCGAAGACCGGCATTCCATCTCGTCCACCTTGATTTCATCGATGAGAACTCGTTCGCAGGAGATCTCACCGAGGTGTTCGTATATCTTGAGTGCGCCGGTACCAAAGATGGTTGCATCGCGGAATGCTCGGGTGGCTTCCTTATGAAACTCGGTTTCGTCGAACTTGCCTTCGATCCACTTCTCCAACATCCGCGCTTTTCGCTGTACGGTGAATTCCGCGCCATCGGTTTGGAATGTCACACGGGCTCTTTGTCCGGCAATAACGCTGGTTGCGGTGTCACAAACCGACTGGATAAGGTTTTCCGTAACCCTACCTAAACTCTTCCGCGAGTAATCCCGCTGCGTTAGTGACCAATCGAGTCCTAGGAGGTCAACATTGGAATAAAGGCGTGCATTCCGAATGTTTAATTCGTGCATGTATTTTTGGGTTTCTTCGAGGCCCTCCACGTAGGCAAACACCGCCTCATGAACCGTCTCCTCATCCTCTTCCCACCAAAACATTTCCATCATTGTCTAGCCGCCTCCGCTTGCTGCTTTAGCCATTCACGCTGCTCCGCAATTGGGTCCTTGCCGTCTGGGTAGAGCATGGGGTCGTCATAATCACTCGTTGTGTAACGGGCGATTGGGCCACCTGCCTCCAGTTCGATTTCCTCGTTCTCTAGTCGGATTGCCGAAGGATGTAGCGACACCTCGAACTCGCCGTGTTTACAGTGAAGCACACCGTTTTCACGCATGAAGTCCACGATCTGCTTCATCTCTACCAGGGTTTTTCCCATGTGTCCTCGTATCCAAGATCGTCCACAACCTTCGCTGCCAGACCCTCAAAATAGTTTGTATTCTTCGCTTTACGCTTTCGCTCGTATATGCGCTCGCGGTCTGCCCTCATTTTCTCGGCCCAGAACTCCTGACTGTTCGGTGCTGGGGGTTTCTTCAGCGGGCGAGAGAAGTTGTGAAAGCTATAACGCCAGGTATAAAGGAAGGAGTCACAAACGTGGTTTGCGCAGGCCCGGTCTTCCTTCTGGCCATGCTCGTCCCAAACCAAGTAGCACATCTCCTGGGCTAACTCGGAGTCCTCTAAAATTTTGATACGCCCCTCAATCATGTCGCTATTGAGGAGTTCGATATAGTCACGCTTTTCTGTCTTCTCTGCTGGCTCGATGTGGAGCTCGTAACGCTCGCTTAATTCGGCCAGAACCATCTTACCCAGACCACCCCTATCGCCGACCATCACATCGAATTCGCCAAAGATTGACTTGGTATCGCGGATCACTCTCGCAATGTCGCTTACCGTCAGACCTGCCTGCTTATAATCGTACACTTGGTACAGCGTGTCGCAAGTCTCGGAGTAGGCGACCACAACAATCGCGAACGGATCGTCGTACCCGAGGTCACACCCTAAGAGGTATTTCCAGTCATGCTCTTCCGGTAGTCCGAATTCGTGTTTTGACTCGGGGTCTTTCTCCCACCCGTTTCTCTCGGGGTCGTACTTGTAAACAAAGGCGTCATCGTCTGATACCCACCTGCCGAGGTACTCTCGTTGCCAGATAGGGTTCTCGTCGCTCCACCCGTAGGCATCCTTGTCTGCCAGACAGGCATCCCAAAGGTGCGGCTGGGCAATGTTTTCCTGAATGGTCCACGAATGGCCACTCCACATCTTTGCTTTTTCCTTGCCTCGGTCTTTGTACATCCGGGTAAGGGTAGATGTGGGCTTTGTGGTTTCGTAGAAGATACCCGCAAGCACCGAACCTGGGGTTCCCATCAAAACGATGCTCCCCATGGTGTCGTTTAGTGCGGGTCCGATAACTTCACGGGCTAATTCCGTTAAAACATCGGTCGGAAACGATTTACACTCATCGATAACAACCAGATCGTAGGGTTGGCCCCTTAATTTGTCGATTTCCGCCCTAGATTC